TTGAGAAAATAATCCGTGGATATGCTAAAGATGGTGTGAAACTATTTTGTATTGACTCCCGTATGAAAATAATTGTAGAGAGGAAACTTGAAGAGTATCAAAAGAACTCACTTATAAGCCAGCGCTTATCAAAGTTATCACAAGAGCTTGGCATAACAATAATTCTCATAAATCAAGTAGCAGAAGCAGACTTACGCTCAAATCGTTTGGCGCTTAAGGGCTCTGGTGACCAAGCATATGATAGTGATGTTATTTTTTATGTAAAGGCAGATATAAACAAAGAGACTGGGGAAATAGAAAAAAGAACACTTATATGTTCAAAGGATAGAGTAAACGGTAAAAAATGGGCTGCTCAATTGCCAGTTTTTGATGCACCACCAGTTGAGATTGAATATAAAGTTGAGGTGCCACAGCTATGATAGTAGAACATAAATCTGCAATAGCAAGCGTGATAGACATTATTATACGAGGTGTGAATAGAAAGAAACATATAAATGTGATATACAAAGAGGCGCATGATTGGGTTGAAACTGTTAGAAGCGCACAGGCTGATGTGTTTGGAGAGGCGCTAACACTTCCTTTAACTGAAGACCATGTGAGAAAGGCAATAACATGGATACACAAGCACAAGAAACGGTAAGTTGCCATTTCTGCACCAAGTGTGCAGATTCGGGAGCTGACTCCTTAGAAAAATGTTTTTTAAAGGAAAACCAGCAAATTTTATATATATGCGGTGGAAGTTGCTCCGCCACCGCTTTGTGCAGGAGGGGTGTAAATGTTTAAAAATAAAATGAAATATCATTCAGTTAAAACTGATATTAGTGGAATTAAGTTTGATTCTAAAAAAGAAGCAGATAGATATTGGGAATTAAAACTGTTAGAAAAGGCTAAAAAAATTAGAGATTTAAAACTACAACCAAAATTTATTTTGCAAGAGGGTTTCATCGACAATCAGGGGAGGAGGCATAGACCTATAACATACACAGCAGACTTTTCTTATATTGAGGGTGAAACTACCATAGTTGAAGATGTTAAAAGTCCTATGACGGCAAAGTTACAAGATTATGTTAATAAGAAAAAAATGTTCATTAAAGCAAATCCACACTTGGTATTTAGAGAGATTATATGAAGCTTACAGAAGAAGAGAAGTCAAGAATAACTGTCGGCGCCATAAAAGAGATTGCAAAAGATATGTTTATTGGTGGCGATGCAAGTTTTGAAGACATAGCTGATGCAATCAACTTGGAATACCATAGAAATTTTAATGCCAATACAATCCACAGATGGTGCATTGAGGGCGATTGGGATAAGAAAAAAGAGAAATATGAAGAAGAACAGTCACAAATGCCAATCAAGATTAGCATGCGTGACTTAAAAGAAGAGCTAGACAATAAAGACTATGACAGGATAACAGAGTTAATCGAAGCTTTAGAAGAAAAATATTTAGCTTCACCTAATGGAAGGGACTTGACGGCAATTATCGCTGGGTATAAGTTTAAAAAAGAGCTTCGCAATTCAACGATTGTGGATGAAAACCATAATGAGATTTCAATGATACTAGCAGCATTCAACCAAAAGAGGTTATCAGTTGCCGAAAAGAAGGATGCAATTGATGTAGACATATCACAGGAGCTTGCAGATGCCAGTAGAAATGACTAAGAGCGAAATACAACAATTCCTAGAGCTATGCAAAAAGCTTGAGAACTTTGTTATTCATGTTCTAAAGGCGAAACCAACACCTCAACAACTTGAGATTATTAGAGATATTGATAATGGTAAACGACGTATAGCAGTTAAATCAGGGCATGGGTGTTTTGCCAAAGGGCATCCAGTAATGATGCGCGATGGGAGCATAAAGCCAGTTGAAGACATTGAAGTTGGCGACATCTTGATGGGCGACGATGGAAAGTCGGAGAGAATAGTGCTTGAGTTAAAGCGCGGGCAAGAAGAGATGTATAAGTTCATATTTAACAGTGGAGACTCACACACCTACAATGCTTCTCACAAGCTTGTGTTGGTAGCAACTCAAACACATGGCACGCAAAAGCGTGGGGATATCATAGAGGTCGAAGTAAAAGATTGGTTGCTTTGGAGTGATAGAAAAAAGAAAACTCATGCAATCATGAAGCACTCAGTTGAGTTTGATGAAAAGGCTTTACCTATTGACCCATATATTTTTGGAGCTTGGCTCGGTGATGGCAATAGCGAAAATGACTATATTTATCTTGGTGATAAAAAAGAAGCTGTCGCCAATCGAGTTGGTGGTGTATTTGTATCAAGAAGAAATAATACAAACAAATACAGGCTAGGAATAAGAAGCGAATTGAAAAAGCTTGGAGTGTTAAAAAATAAGCATATTCCTAAGTCTTATAAAACAGGTTCTATCAGACAAAGATTACAGCTTATAGCAGGACTTTTGGATACCGATGGCTCTTTAGATAGAAGACAATATGAGCTTACGACGAAATTTGAAACACTTGCAAAAGATTTTGATTGGCTTTGTAAAAGTGTTGGACTTCATACGAACATTAAGCAGAAAACAGTAAGCGGTGTTGTCTATTATCGCCTGAGTATTGGTAGAAATACAGATATTATCCCATGTATAAGACATAAAATTGACAATAGCATTGACAGCCAAAGGCAAAATTTACATTTTGGCATAAAAAGCGTTGAGCCATTAGGGGTTGGGAATTACTATGGGTTTACTCTCAATGGTAATCACCGCTTCTTGAGTGGAGATTTTATTGTTACACAAAACACAGGCAAGTCCACGCTTCTATCTTGGATTTCTCTCTGGGCTGGCCTAACAAAATATGATGCGAAGATTCCAATAACTGCACCATCAGCTCCACAGCTTCTTTTTACGCTAATGCCAGAAATTAGAAAATGGGAACAAAAACTTCCAAACATATTGCGAAAATCAATTGAAGCTAAAACTGAGACAATATCATTTAAGAATGGCAACTTCATAGCCATGCGTACTGCGAGGAAAGAAAACCCAGAAGCATTACAAGGGTTCCACGCCACCAATCTCTTCTTCCTTGTGGACGAGGGTTCTGGTGTACCCGATAATATCTTTGAGGTTGTAGAGGGTGCGCTTACTGGTGAGCATAACGTAATCATCATGGTTGGGAACCCAACGAGAACAAATGGATATTTTTATAATGCTTTTCATAAACACAAAGAGCTATGGACTACGCACACTCTAAATGCAGAAAAATCTCCAAATGTAGACCCAGCTATTGTTGAGCTAAGAAGAAAACAATATGGCTCAGATAGTGATGTTTATAGGGTGCGTGTCCTTGGAGAGTTCCCAAGAGCTTCAAGTGATTCATTATTTAGTGTTGAGTTGCTAGAAGAGGCGGTTGCAAGAACGGACGCTATCGATGATGGTGATGAAGTTTGGGGACTTGATATTGCTAGGTATGGTGATGACCGCTCTGTGCTTGCAAAGAGAAAAGGCTACTACATTAGACCACTTATTGTTAAACAGAACTTAGACACAATGGATATCGTAAACTGGATAAAGGCTGAGTATCAAAACGCTCAAATAAAGCCAACAGCAATTTTTGTAGACACAATCGGCATGGGGGTTGGCGCGTTTGATGTCTTAGCCCGCGATGGATATCCAGTTATGGATGGTAATGTTGGAAGAAAATCCTTTGAAATGGGATTAGCAAATAAAAGGATAGAGATTTATAAGAGGCTCGCTCAAAAGATGGAACACCTATCTCTCCCAGATGATGATGAACTCGTTGGGGAACTATCGGCAATACGTTACATAATAAATGAAAAAGGCATGATGGCCTTGGAGAAAAAAGAGGATACCAAAAAGAGGCTTGGCCGCTCGCCAGACAAGGCTGATGCTGTGGCATTAACATACTATGAAGATGTGTTAACAGATGAAGAACTTGAAGAGGAGGAAAGTGAAAGAATGAGAAAAGCAAGAGAATCAAGACGCGGTGAAGCATCCGTTGTCGGAGTGGCGTGGTAATGGCTTACTCTAAGATAGCCCAAGAGGCGAATGCACAGGCGCTGATTGATTTGTGCGGTGGGAACATTTTTGATGCCATAGAAAGGTCAAAAAAATATAGCGGTTCAAAATTATTTGTTGCTACAAAGACTTTAGAACGTATGGCCGTTAAAAAAATGGCAATAGTTGGGTATACAGTAGAACAAATAAGTGAAATGCTTAGTATAAATAAAAACCGTGTTGAAAGAATTATATCTAAGGAGATTGAGTGTGAGAAAAAAATTGACTAAAGCTCAAAACCAGATACTTGCACTAAGGGATTCTGCTATAAAAGGATATGATAGAACTTTGCCAGAGTTTATGATGTTAGAGCAAGGGTATATGGCTACTCTTGATGAAAATGTTATCAATGATTTAAAGCGGAGAAGAAAATCATTTATTGCACCACAAATAATTAGAGCCAAGGTAAGAAAAATTGAGCGAGACATAATGAAAACTTATTTTTCGCTTGATGAACTTGGTAAAATTGAAATTGAAAACGATAAAGAACTAACTATTGTTATGCAAAAAAAACTTAACGAGTATGCTTCTCACAAGCTAAATTTATATACCCTAATGCGTCCAAATGTTCGTGACATGTTAATTTATGGGACAACAATTGCAAAAGTGTATTGGAGTTCTGCAAAGAATCAGTTGATAGTGCAACCAAGATTGCTATCAGAAATATGTATTGACCCTTATGCTAGAAGTCATTTTGATGCAAAGTTCATTGTGGATAGGTTCTATATGACAATAGCTGATATAAAGAAACATTACAAACCTCCAAGAGGTTTTAAATTTGATGAAGTTATTGGCAATACGTCAAGTAATCATGATAATCTCAAAGAGCAAGATGGAGACCTTGGTGATTATACTAGGATTGAAGTGCAAGAAGTTTATAGAGAGGTTGATGGTAAATGGAGAGTGTCTACAATTGTAGGAGGCGATGGGTTTATAAGAGCAGATGTTGAGTTAAAAGATGGCCATCCATTTATTTTTGGCAAAGTATATCCACAATTCATAGGGCTAAAAGAAAGAAGTACAGTTCGCTCTTACGGTGACAGCTATATCGCTCCAATGATTCCATTGCAAACCCAATATATTGTTACAAGAAACCAGCAAATGGATGCCATTGATTTGCAATTAAATCCTAGATTCATAACGACAAGAAACTCTGGTTTAAGAGATGATGACCTCAACTCAAACAAAAAAAAGATTGTTGTATCATCTTTAGACTCAGTAAGAGAAATGCCATTCCCAAGAATAGACCAGTCTATTTTTGATACAAACAAAATTGATGAAGAGATTCAAGAAGTTGGTGGCCTACCAAAATTTGTACAAGGTATTGCTACTAGCAATGACCCAAAATCAGCAACAGGTGCGAATTTGCTTTCTGAAAATGGCGCTGTCACCGTTGAGGATATTATTACTAGCTTTAATGAAAGCTTTTTCCAACCAATGATAATGAGAATGCTTAAACTCATATATAAATATGAGGTAAGTGTTGATTTTGCTGGTATGGATAGACAAAAAGATATTTCTATGAAAGTATCAATCAACGCAGGCGTTGGGGCAATGTCGCGCGAGATGAGATTGCAAGGCATTGAAAATGCACTTCTTTCTCTTGGAAATACAGTTAAATTACTTATCGATGCTGGGATGAATGAAAAAGCACTAGATTATTTTGTAATTATTGATGAACTAACAAAAGAAAAAGCGAAACTGCTTGGAATAAAAAATATAGAAAGGAGAATTGAGGATGGAAGAAGAGAGTATATTGGCAGAACATCAAATGGAGGAAGAGCAACCGCGCAAGACGGAGCTCAGGCAGAAACTGGAGGAGTTGGAACAGTTTGAAAAGAGCTGGATTCATAAAAGTATACAAAATATTTTATCTGAAAAGTATCAATCACTTTTTAGTGAGGCTATAGCTACAAATGATATACAAAAACGCTCTAATAAAATGGAACAGATGATAGGTGTCGCTTATGCGATTGAAGCATTAAAGATATTAAAAAATGACATTGAAAATAAAATAAGAGAGGAGAACGAATAATGGTAAACGCACCAGAGATAAATCAAAACATGTTACAAGAACAACAACCAATGCAACAACAACCAATGCAACAACAACCAATGCAACAACAACCAATGCAACAACAACCAATGCAACAACCAGATGCCCCAGCAATTTCTCAAGAGGAGATTGAAGAGGCAAAAAGAATGCTAGGGTTAGATGTCCTTGAGGAGGGGATGAAGTATGATAAGAATGTCGCGGCTGTGCTTCAAGAAAATCCAGAGCTAACAAAAGAGATTATTGAAAAAGAACTAGCTAAGCTCGAAGAGAAAGACCCAGCTATTGCAAAGCAAGTACGCTCTTCAGAGGCTGGGATGAAAATGTTTGCCAAAGGGATTATGGCATCTGTTAAACCAAATAATAAGCCAGACGAGATAACAGATGATTCAGAATCATCTAGTCAAAATGGTGGTGGAGATGAACTTGAAGAAAAAGTAAAATCTGGCAAGGCTAGTAAGCTTGAGCTTGGAGAGTATCTTGGAAGGATGAAAATACCAAAAAAATAATACTATATTTTTTCGCGCCTCACCTTGTAGAATGTATTTGAAAATTTAAAATACAGGGGGAGGCGGATGATTGTATCATACAATAATCAAGTAAGCCATAAGCCGTCGATTGTAGACAGCATTATTAAGTTGGGGGTCGATAGCGCACCTCTCATTGATACTCTGGGCAGTAAAAATATTCAAAGTTATTTGCATTCATGGATTACAGACCGATACCGCGATGCACAAGATAATGCTCGCTTGGAGGTTTCTGACCTTGGGGATTTACCAACACCTACAAAACAAAAAACTTCAAACCAATGTCAAATTGTCATAAGCGAATTTGGTGTATCTGAGCGTCAAAAACATATTTCTCAATATGGTGAAAAAGAACTTGATTACCAGCGAGCAAAAGTTGGTATAGAGCATATTAAAGATTTAGAATATGCAATCTTGGGGCTGGGTAATTCTGATGTGTTTGCAGCTCCAAAGGCAATGACGCAGACTGCTAAAGGCAGGATGGCAGGAATTTTCTATTTCGTCCCAAATGATAACCGATTTAATGGTGATACCGGTGGTAACGGTAATGAGGATGACTTTACAGAACTAACTTTTGATATTTTCCAATCTATGTTAGAGCCAATATGGAAAGTTGGCGGCATTGATGATGGAAGTTTCCGTGTTTATATGGGTAATAAGCTTAAAAATAAAGTGAACAGCTGGTTCTCGACACATCCACATCTACGTACAATTGTAAAAGATGGCACTGTTAATCCTTTGGTGACAAAAATTGAAACAGATTTTGGTACAGTTGATATTTACTTACATCGACAGTTTGCCGGAGATGCGTTGAAAGATAAAGTTTTGATTGGCAAATTCGATGAAGCCAAGCTTGCTTTCTTAACCCAAACAAAACTTGAAGAAGTAACAACTTCCAAAACAGCTACTTACGAACGTTATTACACAGATTTTACTCTTGAAGTTACTAATGCTGATTTCTTTGCTTGTGGTTCAGGGCTTAAATAATGACATATGGTGAAGCAAATAAGATTATAGCTTTAAAGATGAGGGGGGATAGAAAAGACCAAACTATTACCCCTCTTATTGCAAAAGAGGCAATTTGCGACATACTTCGTTACACAAGACCAGAATCTTATGTGGAAAAGACACTCGAAGACAGTGTCTATTTTAGAAAGGTTAGTTCAACTGAACATTTAAAAATGCCAGAAATAACATCAGTTAATGATGAAGATGTTATTCCTATTGAAGAAGAGCTTGCAATGGCATTTGTTTATTTCGTCTGTTCTTATCTAACAGTAAAAGACAGCAAAATTTATGCAGATAAAGGCAAGAATATTTGTGCGCTCTATGACACGAATATAGCAATGATTGAAGAAGAGGAAGAGATTATTTGATTAGAGTTTATTCCAGATTCTAATCAGGCAATAAACCAAAACAAATTATAGGAGATTTTTATGGCAACACATGGAAGTTCTTTCGACACAGATGTTGTAGCGTCAACGCTACTAGAGAAATTGAACGAGAGTTCTGTTCGTAGCTTAATGACCTCAGTCGTTACAGCTATTGGCACACAAAGTGAAGGTGATTTAACTTCTATCCAAAACCAAATCAACCTTATCAACACAAAGCTTAATGAAGTTGAGAGTGAAGCTAAAATCCTATCTGAGGATGAATTAGCACAAGTTGAACAAGCTATTAAAGAGGTTCTTCAAAACCTAGAAGCAAACGGCTTTTTAGGACTATTGTGTGTTGAAATTGGTGGCACAAAATTAAATCTTAAAGATTTAGTACAACGCCTTGCAACTGCTGATAGGGTAAAAGAAGTTGAGAAAGTTTGGGATGCAAACTATGAGACTATCCAAAGTATTAAGCTAACTCTTGAAGATAACTCTATTATCACATTCACAGCCACAATTGACGATGGTGCTGATTATCGCAACTATACTTTTGATGCAGACTGGAAAGGAATTCCAGCGCAATTCTTTATGAACTTTGCAAAAGTTGAGCGCACAATCAATGTTGGTGGTGAGAGCGTTACATCTACAGAGTATGTGCTTAAAAAGAAAAGCAACGTATTGTTTAGCTTAACAGATGGCCTTGGTGCTTGTGTTGAGACAACAATCGAAGACTCAATCCCCGATTTGAACTCTGATGGTACTATCGGCAATGTTCCCCCAGCTCCAGCGTCTTTAAGCTTGGCTAGCACAAGTGGTTCAGTGGTAGAAGGCGAGAATGTAACTGTAGGCTTTAGCGATGCCCAAGGTGCTGTAAGTGCGGTATCTTCTGATAATGGTGTAGCTACAGTATCTGTGAATGCTGACTCTGTAACAATTACTGGCGTAAGTGCAGGTAGCGCGAACATTAGTGTAACAGATGGCGCAACAACTGTTGTTTATGCCGTGACAGTAACTGCGGCGGCTATGCCTCCAATGACTGTTGATAAGACAGCATTAAGCATTGATGTTGGCTCAAGCGACACTATTACAGTTAGCAATGCAGATGCTCCAGTAACCGCTGTCTCAAGCAATCCTTCATTAATTACAACTACTGTATCAGGTAATGTTATTACCGTTACTGCTGTTGGTGCTACAGACCCAGACACAGTTGATGTTTCTATCTCTGATGGTGATGACACTATTGTTGTTACTGTTTACTCTGCGGTATCTGGTGGCGGTGGGCTATAACCCAAACATTATGGTGGGGCAATCCCACCATAAATTTTTTTAAAAAGGAATAAATATGGCTCTAAAGAAAATGGAGTTTTTTATCACTCCAACATCTACCACAACAATCCCTAACGCTACAACAACTGTCGTTGGCATTTTAAACTCAACTCAAGAAGCAACTACAAATAAGCTCACAGAAACAACATATAAAGATGATTATTTTGCAGGGTTGTTTGACTCGCGAGACAAAAAGACATACCTCGTTTTTAGCGATATTGCTAAAGCAAAATATGGAATGAGTGACTCGCTTATGGATATTACTCCAGATGCTGGCGGAAGCGTTGATTTAACTGGATACGCTACTGAGCAATACGTTGATGACGCAATTGCTAATATTGATGTCGGCGACGGCACTGAAACTTATGTAATAGGATAAACAGATGATAGTAAAAAAAAGCCAAACTGTTAGAACAAGCACTTATGAAGACGGTAGCGGAATCGAGCTTACACCTAGAACAACAACCAACAGAATAATGGTGAACAGTATTGTTGTAGGGAAAGCCACCCTCAGTAGTAGTGATGCTTATATTGAGTCGGTTATTGGTTTTTTGGCAAACGACAAACCAGCAGGGCATCCATCTACTCTCATTGGTAGTATCTTGTATCGCTCGTCAAATGAATATGAAAAGGGGTTATTTTGCTATAACCTAGGGGGGCTAGTGGTTCCAGAGGGGCACTATTTAGTGCTTAGAAAAATGCTCGGTAGCGGAGTTAATATAACAGTAAACTACGAAGAACATATAGAGTAAGGAGTCAACTATAAAGAAACCTAACTAAAAGACAAA